GATTTGTATGCGCCCCATCTCACGCCACCCTCTTGCACATACACTCAATATGGTGCGCTTTGCCCCCGGGCGAATCGTCAACGAACTGGACCAAGTAGTCCACGCTGGAGACCTGCACAACGTCCTCGGGCCGAATATCCACAGACGCCGGGAGAAAAAGCCGATGCGTGCTGACAACCGCCTGCGCCTGGCCTACCATCTCGCGCGCCGACATCATTTCCAGCCGACACTTAACGCCGGACGATTGCAGCGTTAAGGTCTGGCCGCCATACGGGCCGTCTGTCGTCGCGGTGTTTCGGTAGATAGCGCAGGTTGTGTTGAGGAGGCCGAGGTAGCTCACGTCCGCACCCGCTTAACGCCGCCCAGCACGCGCTGCGCAGTCTTCCACTCGCTATCCGGCGTCGTGCGCTGATAGCTGTAGTTGCCGATGCGCTCCTGTATCAGGCCGTGCCGGAACCGGTCGCCGTACTCTTGGCTCGCCATTATTTCAACGTATCGCTTAACCGAAGTCGGGTAGCAATACACCGATGCCGCCGCCGTCGAATGCGTTGCCGCAGTAGTTCCGTTTACGCCGCGCTTGCACGTCAGCGTGGTGCCCGACACTGACGACACAAACATCTGTTCAGACCCAACGAGCAACGTCCATCCAGCTTTAACTCCGGACGCCGACGCCGTGACCGTGGTCGCCGTAGTGCTTCCGACCGTAATCGTCTGCGTAATCGAATCGACCGGCGACTGCCGAAGCCCGTCGCCGTAGCCGAACGAGCCCGTTATCTTGACGTACTTCGCCACGTTGCGCGGGAGCCAATAGTCGCCCTCGCGCGCAATCATGACGATAGTCTTGGGCCAAGAATTGTCCGGCATCAGGTAATAGTCTGATGCCGTCCAAGTCTCGCCGGTCCAAGTATCGTCAAGCTCGGCGTCAACCGTAAAGCTAGACACCGATAGCAGGTCGTCAGTATAAAAACGATCCCACCATTTGCCGGTGTCGAAGTATCGCGTCGCCGTTTCAACGTAGAAATGCCGCCCGCAATATTCGTCTACGTCCCGACTCGCCTGCTCGATAAGCATGCCGAGCAAGGCGTCGTCGGTCGTGGCCGTTATACCGAGCCGCGTTTTTACGTCGTCAAGCGATGTGTACCAGTTCACGAATTATCCGCCGACAATGATGTAGAGCGTTCCGGTTTTCGCAGCGCCGCCCGAAGCGACAACCCACTTTAACCGCTCGTTTGCAATAACGATTTTGTCTTGCACCGCGCGCGTGCCGTCGTAAGTTGACGCGGTGCCGGTCGTGCTTTGAACTTGCACGCGGGGATAAACAACGGTCGAAGCGTTGACGTTATCCTGATTCAGCACTTCAATACCGCTGACTTCGCCGGTCACGTCGAAATCAACGCCGTCGGCAAAATCCGTCTTGACGTACTGAATCGAATGGATGTAGCCGTTGACAGGCTCATCGGTGTAGCCTGTCGCAGACGCGTCGCCAGCCGTCGTGACCGAGATGGCGTATCGCTTGAAATACGCCATCGGATTAGCTCGCGGCCATGATGCCAGCGCCAACGAGCGCGTCTTTAAGCGCGTTGATAGCTGCAACAATGGCGTCGTCGTCGTCGGCATACACGCCGGTCGTGGCGACATCGGCGACATAAGACGCCTGCGTGCCAGCAGCGGTAATCGTCGCGCCAGAGGCGATGCGAAGTTCGCCGCCGATAACGGTGACCGCGCCGCCTTGCTCGGTATAATTCGATGCGTTGTAAGACATCGCGTAATTTCCTTTTTCGTAATGGGGCGGCGGCCAGGGAGATAGCCGCCGCCCCGCTCACGGGGGATGGGGTGGTGGGCGTAGGATTTAAGCCGTGCCCTCAGCCGGAGAGACGTGAGCCTCGCCGATGATGGTGCCCGACGTGGTGTTGTCAACAGGCTGCTTGCGAGCGCCGTAACGAATCGCCCAGATGCTTTCAAGCGTCGAGGACGTACCGCGCGCGGCAACCAGCTTTAGGTAACGTTTGGTCGGCTTCACAACGTCAACCCACACATCTTCGTCAGACGTGCCGGAGACAACCGACGTGCCTTCGAGGTCGCTATAGGCGTCGGTCGAGCCATCGTCGCTGGACTGCTGCACCTTGACGGTGTTGTTGGCCGCCGCAGTGCCGAAGGACGTGAGAATAAGCACGCCCTCGTAGCCAAGCATGTCGATGGCGTCAGAGGTGACGGTGGTCGTGTTCGCCGTCGTATGGTCTTGGACCTTAATCAGTCCAACGCTGTCACTAAGGTTAGGCATTTCGTTTTCTCCTTAGCCCAGCTTCACGCGGACAAACGCTTCTTCGAGGACGGGCATAGCGTCCACGTAAGCGTCGCCGATGAAACCGATTTGGCCGGTGGCGGCATACAGTTCGTTCAGGCGCTGGACTTCCATCATTTGAGAGTCGGCAATCCAGTAGAACGAGAAGTCGCCGAGAAGCCCGACGTACTGAGTCGAGGTGAACGTGTTCGGCACGTATTCCGATTCGAGAACCGGCAGGCCAAGAATGCGGTCGGGCTCGCCGACACGGGTCGATTCGCGCCAGATGTAATTACCCGCGCCGTCCTTTTCCTTGGACAGCTTGGTAATCGCATCGCGGTGGAACAACCAGCGGGCGCTCGACCGATACTGCTGCTTCAGCGTGCCCTTGGCTTCCATCAGACCATCGAACTTGATAGCCGTGGTGGTGTTGCCGGTGGACACGTCGCGGCCGGTGCTGATGCCGTTCGAGGTGGCGGTGAACAAGCCAAGCGGCTGGCCTACGCCATTGCCGGTAAGGAACGCCTTTTCCTCTGCAATAGCGAACTTGTAGGCGAGCCGATCACGCACAAGCGACTCAACGTTAAGCGCCGATTGGCTCAGTAGCTTCTTGGAAACTTTCACCAGCTTGGACAATTTGCTCGGATGAAGCTCGCGCTTACCGAACGCAAGGTCGCTCGCCTCTTCGACGCCGAGTTCGCTCGTCCACTCGGCATCGTCGATGTCGGTGTCGAGCGACGGGACGCCGAGGCTGTGAGCGCCGCTCACCGTCAGCTTGCGGGCAAGCGGGCGGATAACGACAGCGTTATCGACGAACTTGATAAGCTCGGCGACAAACTGCTCGGGCGCAGCGGTGTAACCGCCGGTCGTGTTCGAGTCAAACTGATGCGCGCGCCGCTCGCCGGTCTTTAACCAATGACGGAACGCCTCTTCGTATTTGCCCTCGGCATGGGGCACTTCGGTCGTCGCGGCCGTTTGCGCAGCGCGGGCTTCAACAGCGGCAATCTCCGCCTCGGCCTGCTCCTGGCGCACAAGTCGCTCGATTTGGTCTTTCAAATTGTTCGCATCGGCGAACATCGTGTCGTAACGCTTTTCATTTTCGGCGTCAAACCCGTCAGGGTTCGCCTGCAAAAGCGAACGACAATCCGCGACGAGTTTGTTACGCCGCTCCTGTAGCTCAATAACCTTGCTCATCCTTGAGTCTCCACATTTCTGCTTCGGCCAACTCCAAAGCGCGCATCCGTGCGGCTTGGGCGGCCTTCCTCTGTTCAGCACCTTCTGCTCCGGCGTCGAGGTGCCCCGCTGGGGGCGGCGTCGAGGTGGTGGCGTCCGGTAAAACGCCAGCCCGTTCCATAATCGCCCTCGCCTCAACAGTTGTGTCGGCGTAAGCTGGGAAAGTGACTGGCGATATTTCGTATAGGCGGACTTCCTTGATGGTGCGCAGCTGCAATCCGTTTTCGTCCGGCTTGCTCCATTCGTCGCGCAAAACATCGAATCCAAAACTCATGTTTTTTACGTCGCGCTGGCGAATGGCGATCTGCGCATCCTTTTGCCAGCTCGTTTCCCCAAGCTTCATCGAGAACGCCAAACCGCGGTCGTCTTCCATGAGCGCAAGCGTTCCCTCTGACTTCCGGGCCAACGGCAAGGCGGTGTCGTGATTCCAAAGCGCAACCTGGTCGTATTCGCGCAAACTGCGGGCGAACGCGCCGGGGGCAATCACCTCACGGAACGCGCCGCCAATAACCGCCTCAGAACCGAAAAGGGCAGCGTATCCCCGCAGCTCTCCAGTCTCTTGCTGGTCTGATTCATACCTAACTTCAAGCTCGCTAAACCCAAGTCTGCGCTTTTCCATCATCGGCTCCTAGAAAACCGTCACCGCGCAATCGCAACCCTTGTGCAACGGCGGATGAAACACTTTGCTTTTCACTTTCAACGGCGCCGTTGACCCGTCTTGGGGGTCAACGATGTCGCCGGCCGAAACGAACGTCCGCTCGGCGCCGACAACTTTCCCGTCCATTTCTTGACACAGCGGGCACGAATCGCCCGACGTTACCCACACGAAAAGAGTGATGCCTGCTAAGGTCCACAGCGCGCGGCTTACGCCCTCGCCTGCGGTGTTTGTCTCGCGGTCGGCGATGCTGTCTGCCTCATTTTCTTCCCACTCTTTCAACTGGTCTTCGATAATCTCTTCCGGGTCGCCGTCTACGCCGTCGAGCAGTCCCGCAAGCCGCTGGTAATGCTTCTCAGGTAGCACTTCGACGAGGTTGTCCATGTATGCGCGGAACCAGCCTTCCGCGCCCGCGCGCAACTCTTCCGTAAGCTCGATCCCAGCCTCGACGCTGGCAGCCTGCGCAATTGCCTCGGTATACGTGCGGAGAATGCTTTCGAGTTGGTTGCGATAGATAGCCGGAAGCGACTTCGTAAGCTCGCGCAACTGGTCAAGGAACTGGACGGAATCGCGGCGGCCGAGGTATTTCTTCACCAGCTTCCGGATTTCCCGGACTTCGGCCCGCACAGCCCTCTTCGCCGCGTCACGTATGGCAGGCTGGAACGATTTCTCAAGCTGCTGGCGCGCCTTGACCTTGTTCTGCAGCTCGCGCTTGGTCGGCGGCTTCGGGGCGGCCTGCTCGCGCGCCTCGCGCGTGGGCGCCGGCGCCGGTGTCCCAGGCGTCGGGCGCTCGTCGCCTTCTTTAATCATGTTCGCCGGATACAAGGCGTCGTCGAGGCCGTCGATAGGCGGCAGGTTTTCGCGTTGCCGCACCTCGTTTCGCGTCATGAACCCAGCCTGCAACGCCACGTTATAGGCTTCGTATCGCGCTTTGGTGTCGGGCTTCAACAGGGCGTCGGTAAGGAACTCGACGAAAACATTCATTTGCTCGCTGGGCGTAACGAGGTGAATGTTCATCGGTTCAACGATGCGCTGGAACCAAGGGCCAAGCGTATAGCGGACATGCTCCTCGCCCTGCGCTTCAATATTGGAGAACGTCGCGCGGTCAAGGTCCATAAGAAGGTGCGGCTTGATATTGAATATGCGCGCGACTTCGAGTACGGAAAACTTCCGCGCCTCAAGGTACTGCGCCTCTTGCGGCGTCACGCCGATGGTCTTGAACTCAGCGCCTTCCTGCAAAAGCATGATTCGATGCGCGTTGGCAAGGCCGGTGTAGGAATTTTCAAGTTCCGCGCGAAGCTGCTTGCGGGCCGAGTCGCTTAGCTGCTTGCCAGGCGGCAAAACAATCGCCCCGCTCGGGGTAGCGGCATTATTGAAGAACGCCCCGCCGAACTGGTTAAGGCTCATGCCGTAGGCGATGGCCTCTTTCGACCGAGTGATAACGTCGAGGCCGAACAGACCGCCCTCGCAGAACCCAGGCGTGCGCAATACCTTGCTCTCGGGCAGTACATAAGATTTCTGTGGGATTGCTGGATCGCTTACCGCATAAAACCGCTTGCCGTCTTTAACAATAGGCCGAACGTATCGGAACGGGAGATGCCAAAGCTGCTTTACGCTCCCGCTACCGTCCCGCACAATTTCAGCGTAGGACGTGCCGCGTAGAGTGCGGTCAACCTGCTGAGCCTGCTTGAACTCGAAAGGCGTTTGCTCGGGATTGGGCTGGAAATGCAGCACGCGATACAACGGATGGTCGCGCGCGACTTCACGGTTGCGGGGGTCGGCCGCATCCCGGCGGTAGACCATCATGGGAAGCTGGGCGATGCCCTCCGCGAGAATGCGGACCGCCTGCAAGACGGCAGGGAACGAAAGCGCACTCTCGGCGTCAACATGAACGCCCGCCTGCGTGTTAAACGTGCGCAACCAATCGGGATTCTCTGAAATCCGCGCCCGTTTATCGCGGCCAGTGCCGCGTATCCAGTCCAGAACGCCCAACGGTTACAGGGAGAAGCCCAGAATGGACTCAATCCACGCAATGAAGGCGTTCAAAAGCTCAATTAGCGCGTTGTACCAATCGAGGACGGTCATTCCGCAATCCTTTGCCGCATTGTTTTGCGAGGCGGCTTCGCCCGCACAGCGAAGCCGCCCTATTTGCAAATATTCGGACGTCCTTGTCCGATGCGACTATTATAGCCGAAAGATTGCGGAAATGATGCGGTCAAATTCCTGAATCAGGAATTTTTATTCTGTTCCACGCGCATAGTTTTACCGCGGTGCCCGCACCGCTTGCACTCTCGGTAAATTACCTGCCCGACCGCGCCATACCTGAGATATGGCCCCCCGCAAGCCGGGCACACGGGCTTGATTTCGATCTGCGGACGATGATTGTTCATTCCGGTCCCCTCACAAGAAAATGCTCGACTTCTCGTACACGCTGATTACATTCTGCCGACTCAGCACCGCGCGCCCAAGCCCCATCATTGCGGCTACAGGGCCGTCGATTTTCTTCTTCGTGTTTTTTCTGTCCGGCTTGACGTTGCCAGACGTGTCGGTATGAGCGACGACGTTTGAAATCTGCCACGTCATACAGGGGTTATTGGTGTGCCGTATTTCGTTCGTCAATATCAGCCGCTGCATCTCGTTCATGCACGGCGACATACTCAATGTCCCCGTGCGATGCTCGATAACGTTTATCCCGTCCTCGTCCTTCAACGCCTGGACGATTTCCGTCGCTCGATACGGGTCGAAGCACAACTCTTGCAACGAAACCCGATGCGACACCTCGACAATGCGCTTGCGAATCCACCGAAGGTCGATAACATTGCCCTCGGTCAACTCAATGTAGTTATTCATCGCCCAGGCGTCGTATGGAACGCCCTGCCTGCGAGCCTTCTCGACGATGCCCGCGCGCGGGAGCCAGAACCACCCCATGAGCCGATAGAACTCATCGCCGTCAACAGGCGGGAACGCCAGCCAGAAGGCGGTCAGGTCGTCTTTGCTGGACAGGTCCATGCCGCCGTAGCATTCCCGGCCCTCCATATCGTCTAGCGTGAACTGCTCGCCACACTTTTGCCACTCCAGAATATTGAAATATGCGTCTTCGGTCTGCACCCAAATGTTCAACCTGTACCGCTTGAACTGCGCCTGCTTCGTCGGACTGTTCAACGCCTCCCGCACCTGAGCGGCGAAATCGGCCTCCTTGATTGTGTAACCTATCGACGGGTTAGCTTTTCGCCATGTCTCGGGCGCGGTCCAGTCGTCGTTTTCGTCGGCGGCGTATATCACCGGCAGATATTCCCAGTCTTCGTACACCCCATCTCGCACCCGCATCGCGTATTCATGCTGTTCCCAGCCGATGCTGGTCGGGTCATACTCGCCAGCCGTCGTAATCACGAAAAACAACGGCTGCGCCCGCGCCGCGCCGCCATATCGCAACGTATCCCAGAGCGTGCGGTTTTTATGCGCGTGCAATTCGTCCACGATGGCCGCTGAAATGTCCAAGCCCTCGTGTTTCTTGACGTCGGCCGACAGCACGCGATAGATGCCGTCTTTGCCTGGGTAGCGAATGCGCTTGACTGAATCGCGAACCTGGAGCAGAGACGCCAGCCGAGGCGAGGACCGCACCATGCGCGCCGCCTCGTCGTACACAATGCCGGCCTGGTCGCGGTCGATAGCGGCGCCGTAGACTTCCGGCGTGTTTTCGCCGTCAGCCGTCAGCATATAAAGCGCAAGCCCCGACGCAAGGCCGGATTTACCGTTTTTCTTCGGAATCTCGACGTAAACGATGCGAAATCGGCGCGTTCCGTCGTCTCTTATCCAACCAAAAGCGGTTTCTAGCAGGTCTCTTTGCCATGGAATTAGCTCGAAAGCCTGCCCTTTCCACCTCGATTTCGACAGCGAAAGGAACCGCTGGAAGAACTCGCAGACGTGCTGGGCAGCGTCCTCGGAGAAATAGCACCCCTCGGCGACCGCCAAAACGTCGTTAAAGCCGCGAATCCGGTCGGCCCAGCCCTCCGCCAGCGCGGCGGCATAGCCCAATTCCCACCGCTCGCGCTGGCTTTGGGTCAGCCTGGAAACCCATTCATCCACGCGCAGCGTGCTTCCGGGCTACGAATTGGGCGAACTCGTCTTCGGCTTTCGGGTTTTCCGCCGACAACCCAACGCGGTCGGCCGGCGTGAACCCAAATCGAGGCGATAGCTTTTGCATGTTTGCTATGGCCTGGTGCATTTGCCCAATCACGGGGTGTTGATACGGCGCGCCGTTCGCGCCGATGCAGACCCGGCCTTCGCGCGCAATAATCTCCCGGCAGTCGGCGTAATCCTGCACCGTTTGGCACCATAGCCCAAGCATTTGGACATCGGCGGCGGTCATCATGCCAAGGGCGGCAAGCTCGCCACGCCGGAGACGCCATTCTGCGGCCGCTATGCGCCCTGTGAGCCACGACGGCGGCTTTAAAGTATCTGCACCCTCAGTCGATGGAGATATTTCGTTAGCGCGGTTTCTGACGAGCCGCGAGCCGCGAAGCTCAAGAATCTTTGTCGGCGTCGGTTTCGGTCCTCGTTTACCCATGATAGTGTCTCCTAGCCGATTATACGGCAATTTTTGCCGGTGTTCCATTGTGGAACCCCTTGGCTGATAACCTTGACTTTCGCACAGAAAACTCCCCCGCGTGGTCTGGCGAACCCCGGCCAGAGATTTGATCCCCCTATCCCCCTCCACTTGACCGCAAGTGTACATTTTTGTACAGCCTGTTCCACTACTCCCCGCGCGCCGTCCTCTTCTGGTGACAAGGCTTGCAGAGTGCAAGTAGGTTGCTTGGGTCGTGCGTGCCTCCGTCTCTCAGCTTGACTATGTGATGAACCTCGTTGGCGAAGCCTCCACAGTCCTCGCAGAACGGCCGCTCGCACAGCACACCCATGCGGATGCGTTGCCACCGGGT